AAAAGCTATTATTACTTGCTCAGGAATCTAAAAAGACTTCAGAAATTACAAAGGCAATTAATGACGTTATTGAGTCTTGTACATTTGGAAATATTAATTTTAATGATCTGACAAACTTCGACGTTGAATATATTTTCCTTAAGTTAAGAGCAAAGAGCGTTGGCGAAGTCGCAGAAGTTTCTGTCAAATGTAAACATTGTGAAGCATCTAACGAAATCGAAATTAACTTAGATGAAATAGAAGTTAATAAAAAAGAGCCGTTGCCTGATAAGGTAATGCTAACAGATAAAATTGGTATTATCCCACGTTATATTTCAGCTGCCTCTTTAGGCGTAGATGTTGGAGATGATGTTAATGATATGTTTTCATTTTATATTAGAAGCGTAATTGAAAGCATTTTTGATGAGAATGAAGTATACCCTATTTCTAAAACGAGTAAAGAGGATTTAGACGAATTTATTAATAGTCTTAATCGAGAGCAAATGGGCAAGATCGAAGAAATTATTGAATGCGCGCCGAAGCTTGAAAAGGAAATACAATTTAAATGCGTTAAGTGTAAAAAAGATAATACATATGTTCTTTCAGGCGCAGAGAGTTTTTTCTAGTATGCCTCTCTCATGAGTCTTTGTTTAATTACTATAAGACCAACTTTGCTTTAATGCAACATCATAAATATAGTTTAACAGAGCTTGAGAATATGATGCCATGGGAGAGGGAAATTTATATTTCCTTATTACTTGAATGGATAAAAGAAGAGAACGAAAAGCAGAAAAATCAATAAAGATATCTGTATAAATATAATATAGATGGAAACGCCAAGCAATACTAATAATAATTCTATTATGGGCCCTATAATTGCTTCTTTACAGAAAGAATTTACAGGTGGGCTTAATGAATTAAAGGATATTGGTATAGCGGCTTTAAAGAGAAGCATTACCAATAAAATTGAAACAAATTCATTATTAAGCAATGGTAATAAATTACTTAAGATCATTAATGGCGATAATAAAAATGTTGATGCTATCAAGGGTTTACAAAAGGATTTATCGGTATCATCTAAAAGTTCTATAGCCGCTATTAAAGAACAAAGTAAAGAATTCCAAGGGTCTATAGATAATTTATCAAAGGTTGTTAACCAACCCTCAATAATTAAAGAAACTGTAGTTAATAATGAGAAAGAAACTGTAGTTAAGCCTGAGAAAGAAACTGTAGTTAAGCCGCCGCCACTGCCTAAGATGTTTGAAAGGGTTTCTTTGCTTAATGCGCCTAAATTACAAGATCCTGTTGCCCAGGCCAAGAGTCTTAAAGTTCTAAAAAAGATGAGCGCAGGCGGGCTAGCAAATTCAGAAGAGCTAAAAGCAATACGGAACCTAACTAAAAAAGCCAATAAGACTGAGAGCGACAGTTTTAGTTTTGAAAAGATGACGGCTAGGAAATTGGGTTTAAATAAAAAAGAAGATGAAGCCGAAGCTGCTAAAAAAGGAAAAGGAACAGATGTTATGTTTAAAGAGGCTATTCAAGAAAGTGGATGGCTTGGTAAAATATTAGGTTCTATAGCTTTCTTTGGTGGAGCGATTGTTGGGTTTTTTACTGAGTTTGCTAAAGGTATTAAGACGTTTTTTCTTAAAATTGAAAAAGGCATATATAAGTTATTTCCAGGCATAAAGGGCGCGATTGTGGGAATGCAATTAAGATTTGAAGCCTTTCGATTTAACCTGCTTAATACGTTTGGCAAGGGTGGTCGTATTAGCAAGCTGTTAGGATCTTTTGGTGAAATGTTTAAACGCCTCGATAAGATATTTGGCCCTATTGTAAAAGGCGCTCGTGCGACTATTAGTGGTATTATTACTACCGTGAAACTAGTTGGCGGTTACATAGGTAATCTCGGTAAAGGTCTTTTTGATTTAATTAAGCCAGTATTTAATGTAATTAAAGGTTTAACTGAGGGGTCGCAGGGCGGCAAGTTCTTTACTAGTATTTTAAAGTTTTTCAAAATAGGAGTTAAAGTTGGTGGTGCCTTAGCAAAAGGTATCCCGATTATAGGTCAAATTATAATGATTATTGAGGGCCTTGTTTATGGAGTCATGGGCGCCTTTAAAGGTTTCACCGAAACCGAAGGTAATATTATTCAAAAAATCGCCGGAGGACTTATTGGATTTATTAAGGGTGCCATTAAATGTGTCTTTGGCGGACTTATTAATCTAGTGATAGACGGTATTGGCTGGCTCGGTGGTTTATTAGGATTTGATAATTTCAAGGAAATGTTATATGACTTTGATATTAACAAATATATTGGTTGGCTAATTGACATTATTGCTATGCCTTTCAAGTTGATCATAGATTTCTTTTCAGACTTCTCAGAAAACATGAAAAAGGTTGGTGCATTCTTTGTATCTATTGGAGATAGTATAATGGGCGGTTTGAGAAAAATCGGTGAATTCTTTGAACCTATTGGCGAAAAAATACTGGATGGTTTTAATGAGATTAGTTCGTTTTTCGCATCTATTGGACAAAGAATAATAAACAGTTTTAATGCGATTGGTGAGTTCTTTTCAAATATCGGAAAAGAAATAGAATCTGTTGGATCGTCTATAAAAGGATTTTTAAAGAGCGGAGTTATATCTTTAGTAAAAACCGTTTGGGATTTCATTGTTGACGGCGTTAAAAAATTCTTTGCTATGTCGCCTGTTGGTTTAATTTCAGGTGCTATGTCTGGTAATGACGCTCTTCAAAATATACAAAAGGAAGTACTTAAAAATGTAATTCCAGATCCTAATAAAAAATATGATAAGTTTAGTAAGGAATCATTAATGCTTAAGGTAATGCCTGATTCTTTACTTGAATTTGTTTGGGGTTCAAAACCATCTGCCGCTGAAGGAGCTGCCGCACGAGGATCTGCAAAAGTGGACGCTGATAAAGTGGCCGCTGCCGGTAATCCAGAAGCAGAAAAATTGGCTGAAGATATTGCAAGATTAGAAGCAGAGAAACAAGAGTTTAATAAAAAATCAGTAACACTTCTGGAAGAGTCAGGCGAAGAGCGTATGAAACTCTTTGGGCGGGGTGATGCAGAAGCGGATGTATTAAGTGCACAATCAGAGCAAGCTCAAAGAAAGGCTAATAATGCAGCCTTTGAGTTAAAACAAAAAAGAGAAGAGCTTAACTTATTATTAAATGGCCAATCATCCGCTGATCAATTAAAACCAGCCCAGATGGATAAAACACAAAACGTTGATAGTGTTAGTCAGACACTATCAGAAAGTGGCGCAATGAATGCTGCTCCAGTTGTCAATGTTATTAATAATAACGGTGGGAATGTAACTAATAATAGTTCACAATCCACGCAAAACACTATTGCAGAATCAACCGATAATGTATTGGCTGGGTCTGCAATGGCTTTATAAAAATATCGCCACCTAGTAATTAAACCAGATGGCGATATTGTAATTAGTTTTAAATTAGCTTTTGGCCAATTGAGCAAAGTAACTAAGTGAATCGTCATCATCATCGTCATCACTAACGTCTGATGATACTTCTTCAGTAGTAACTTCTGGTTCTGATTGAACCTTTGGAGAAGTTGGAGCAGAAGGCTCAGTGAGAACTTGTACACCATTAACTTCTTCAGCACCAAGAACTTCAATCAGCTTGCGCTTTAGATCGTCGTATGACTTATATGAAGATTCATCGGTGAATTCAGATAGGCTGTATAGTCCATCATAAATTTCGCGAAGGCGATCTTCATCGTTATCAAAGAGAGGAGTAGGACTGTCAAATTCTGACTTATCATAGTTCCTCCATTGTTCAGTACGAATCTTCAACTTAAAGTTAGCGCCTTCCCAAAAATCAAATGGGTTAACTGCTTTCTCATCTTGAAATTGTGGCTGCATAACATCCATAATTTTATCAAAGATCTTCTTACCATACTTGTAAAGGAAAGTCTTTCCTTCATTGTCTGGGTTAGCTGGATCAGATACCACCAAGATATTTGAGACATAATGTAGACGGCGTTTACGTGAACGAGCGACATCTTTGTCAGCTTCATTACCTGTATTCCACAGTCGGCTATTAATCTCAGATACTGGATCGTCTTTACCGATTGATGTAAGCGATCTTTCAATGTACCACCTACCAGTTGGCCCTTGGAATCCATGATCCCAATAACGAACCCACGGCAAATCGTCACCATCTTTCACTGGAAGAAAACGAATAACGGCATAACCATTACCTGCTTTATCCACGGTAGGTTTCCACTCACGATCATCGCCGTAAGATTTAGTGGATTTACCTCCGACCTTTTCAGCTTCTGCGACTAGTTTCCCAATTGCTGCTGACCGATTTGCTTTTAGTTTATCAAATGACATAGTATTTGTATTGTTTGTTTTGTATTACGTTGTATTGTTTGTTTGTTTCCTTGTATATTATACACTAAATTTCTGCGTTTGTAAACCATAAAGTTCTAGTTATTTCAGCATACTTTTTAATGTCTATCATCGGTCTAAGAAAAGGAGTATATTTCCTAATCTTAAAAGTAAGTTCAGAAGATATTCCCAGAGGGTCCGTTAACTTAGACTGAAGATCTGATGTATAAGATGATATGATATTAAGAATAGTTAAAGTCTCAATTGATACATTACCACCTTGCACCATTTTATATATATAAGGAACATCAGTTAAGTCTTTCGGTAATATCATTTCATCAAAAGTTTTATATGGAGATTGTTCAATTAAGGTTTTCATCTCTTCTTTATAAGTGTATTCGACACTTTGCATTTTGGCTTTCCACTTATCATATGCGCTATCTGTAAAATTACCAATCCATTTTTCTCCGCTTAAAAGGTTGGCTAATGAGTATAGAATAATATCGTTTCTATATGGATATTTCCTTGCCAACTTTTCAAATTGAAAGCGGTTTTTGTTTTGTTCAAAGGTTTCTCTTTTACAACGAGGACCTTTAAAACTAAATTTAAATGCATCATAATCTCTTTCAGAATTAAAATGCAGCGACATTGCAGTCACTGTACTCCACGCATCTATCGGTGAAGTGCTAGTATCTATACTTAAGTTAATCATTTAATTGTTCTTCTTTAATTACCTCCCATTTAAACGGCTCTCGGTTTCTTTGAAATTGATCCATAGACCATTCAATATTATTACTTTTAATATCAAAGGATTCTGTTATACCATTCGAGTATTTTATTTCAATAGTATAGTTCTTCATTATTCAAGTGTGGCTGTATTAGATCTAGGTAAAACATTATTTTTCTGAGCTTCAACTTTTAGTTTAGTTTTTAATGGCCCTGAAATTAATTTAGCAACATCTTCTGGATCAAGCTCTAATTCTAAACATATCTGGCATACAGCCTGAGCATACTCAATCTTATCTTTTAATACCAACCGTTCTGTTTTTAAAATTAATTCATCCTTTGTTATTGCTAACCCTATTGTTTTTTTAATGTCGGTTTTTTTCATTTAGTATCAAGTGTTCGTAGTATAATCATGTTTGCGTTTATTCTGCCATTCCCTTTACGGGGTTTTGTTTTAAGTGTTTCTAAGACCTTATCGATCTTTTTAGGAGTGGCTGATAATAATATCGGTAGAAATTCCATAGGCTTTCTAAGAGTTGTTATAATGCTTCGTTCTTCATCAAAACCTTTTAGAGAAGTTCCTTTTACTTCAAACCCAGCATTACCACTAGCATAATAAATTGACAGTTGGCGATTCTTAGTATTAAAGAAGTAAGCTCTCTGCGAAAACGGTAAGCTCGTTGGATCAACGCTTGTTAGTTGATATTCACTTGATGCAGCAGCATACTTAAGTCTAGTAATTTGTTTATCAACAGCCTTTGGTTTTTTAACTCGAGGTTTACGAGTCTTAACTTTGCTTCGTGAATAAATCTTAGTATCATCCAGCATTTTTTCAAAGTTCTTTATAATCCTATTTAGTTGAGGACGACGTAACCAAGAATAACCTTCAACAACATATTCATCGGTTTTGTTATACGCTTCGTTAAACTCATCGAGATGTTTATTAATCCATTCAACAACATATTTAACTCCATTACCAGCAGCATTATTACTACGAAGTAATCTACCAATATCCATATTTGGAATTTTTGCAGGAGCAGTATCTGGTTTGATACTAATGATATCATCTAAAAGCATCTCAAGAGGAACAATAATATCTTCATTTATTTTATTCTCTACACGCTTTAGAGGTGATATCGGTTTTACTTTAGGAATATCTGCCTTTGCTTCGTCATCAAAGATTCGCTTTGGATCGTTCATCATTCGATTAATTTCATAAAGCGAATCATTTAACTCTGATTTAATCCAGCTCTTAATGTTTCTCTTATTAGGCATTCCCATATTCAACATACGAATGAGTTTACCAACCGTACCATTGACATAGGACGGCGGAGCCACTTTAATAATATCAACTTGCTCTTTGGTAAAACCATTAGATGACATCCAATCAAGAACCCACGGCTTCATTGTTTTAGAATCACAATAATAACCATAAAACCTTAACCCACGATCGAGCCGTTTATTATATTCTTTAAGGTCAATTTCAGATGCATCGCCCCATTCGGGTTCGTCACCAGTATACTTTGTATCTAGTGCAATTATTCGGCCGCGTTTATTAAATAGTCGTTGTGATGTTTTTGCCATAATGTGATTTTGTATAATATAATTATAATCTAAAATGAAGTATATGTAAAGGATAAAATAACCCTAAAAGGATATATTAGTATTCTCTTCTTCAGTAACAAGATCTTCGATCCTTTTTAAGACTTCGGCTTTCTTATCTGAATAATTGTTGTGTATTTTTAAGGTATTATCCAACGCATAAATCATTCGGATTTGAGTTCTTTTCAAATCTAAACATATAGCAATAGATGTAACCAAGCACACAAGAAAAACAAAGTTTATTAATAGTTGTAGTTTCATTTTCATATTAGTCTAATCCGTTTTCGCTAAGCCATTCGAGGTCTGATTCAAATGTGACGTCATCATCAGTACCAAACTCTTTTCTTTTGTCATAAACAATATCGCCATCCCAGAGCTCTTCAATATAATCGCCAGGGCAATCTTTAATTGCTTCGGCAAGTTCAACATTACTCATATCTTCATATGAAATTCCGTTGTTAGTTCTAACATCATCAAGGTTAATTTCAGTTCTCCATGTTGTGCAAAGGTGAGCGGTTTCTGTTCTTTCTACTATAACAGTAGTTTCACGAGATTCCATTAGTTCTTTACACCCATCATATTCCTCTAATAAGGATTCACTTGTTTCGTTGTTCATAATTTATTTGTTTTGTTTTGTTATATGAGATATTAATCTCAAAGTTTCTTTCTACTAGAAATCTTACCACTTCGTTTAAAGGCATACATGCTAGCATATAAGCTTCTTCTGGGAGTGTATCCATCTGCGTGAATGGATCGATGCTTTCGTCATTACTGCATTCTGATAAAACATCTTGCAGCATATTCCAAAAGGCGCCAATCTTTTCATTTTCAATTAGGTCTATATCTGTTGGCATCATAATATTACTCGCCCTTTAATTCTTTTAGTTCTTTTTCAAGAGCTTCTATTCTTTTTGATTTCTCATTCCAATCCATTTCTTGCCAATCACTAGGATCTCCTCTATAAAAACCTCGCCATGAAATTCCATCAAGAGCTTCTTTATTATTTGTAAATATATTGGTTTCTAAATCAGGATCACTTTGATTTACAACGGCAAGATAAGTTTCAAAATAATCAGTATCTTCGTATTCATAGATAAGATCAGAATCGGATATAAATTCATTTAAGTCTTCTTCATTCATTTCTAAGATATCGGGGCGTTCATATTCTTTAGCCAACTTTTTCAAATTAACTTTTAAAAGCTTGCCACGGAATTCTGTAAAGGATTCCCATTGTTCTATTATTATTTCGTCTTTATTCATATTAAAATATTTCTGATATTGTTATTAATGATGCGTATATTACAATTATAATACTAAACGCGATTGTTGTATCAATTATCCATTCTTCCATATTAGTTACTTACCCAAAGTGAAGTTTCCCAGTTTCTTCTTTTAGTTAATCCTTTGAGAGTTCTACCTCCGCCTTTATTATACTTAGGTAGCATCTTTTCTACGCTTTCATAATTTCCTGAGTTTAAGCGTCCAGGTTGATTTACTAGCATTCGCAGATTGCCTTGCCCTGCATTAAATGTGAAGGAAGTGAGGGCTGCCATTTGAGCTTTCGTTAAAGGTACCTTTACAATACGTTCTACATGGCTTCGTGCTTCCATAAGTTCATCCATTAGCATTTCCTCGGCTTCCATTTCAGATACGATTTTCTTAACTTTGGCATATTTACCAGTATGCCCATATCCAATGGTAGTTACTCCAGCAGCACATTTATAAGCTTTAGGTTTAAATCCTTCAAAGAACTTTACGCCCTCAACCATCTTATCCCAAGCTTCGTTTTCATTACGTTCGGCTTCATCTCTTTCAAAATCCTCGATGGTATATCGTTTGATTGTCGGTTTAACCAGAACTGC